CTCTATCCATAATTATTCCTTTCAACCGTATCCTATACTATCCTGACCCAGGCGTCAATGTATATAATGTCGCATCGCTTGTTGCTTGCTGCTTGACGCTTGCTACTTTTTTTAATTTTTTTTTTAGAATCATTCTAAATTGATCAGCCAAAGCCAGACTGTTTTTTCTTACAGCGATCTAAACATGCATTTTGACTGATCCCAGGTTCTGCAAGGCTGTGAACTCTTATAGCGCTACACTTACAGAACCAGGGATCAGTGGGCTATACTCGGGATCAAACCTTTCTAGCCATAGTCCCGTAAGTTTATAGTTTTTTTTCAGCGATAAACTTACAAATGAGGCTGAAACTGAATACTATCAGATTTAATCTAAATCTAAATTCTCCAAATCGTCGCAGTACCAATAAAGTGGAAATGTGCCATAATAGTTATAACTATCATTTTCATCATCTATTAATGATGGCGACTCCCAAATATCTTTTTGGCTTTCATATTTATCTAAATTAAACATAAACCAATTATAGCATAAACAAAAATTGGAATACATTGTCATTATTGTCGCACCCTGAAGCTTGACGCTTAACACAAAAACCTGTCAACATGACAGATTGTCGCGCGACAAAATGTCGCAGGCTCCATGCGTCAATGTGTCATATTTATGTTTCACGTGAAACATGGTATAATGCTTTTATTAATAACTAAAAAGGAGAAATAAAAATGAATAAAAAAACTTACACAATTATACATTCAGATGATTTATTAGAACTGAATAAAATTGCAAAAAAGAAAAATAAAAATCAATATATCCCAGAAGATATTTTGAAACAATTAAAAGGTAAGATTGTAATAGTATCACACCAATTTCCTCATAATGATGTTGAACAAAGATTGGTTTTATTTGCAGGAGAAAAATTTCCTACTTTACTATTAGATGTTGATTTTAAAAACATGAATAAATTAACACCATTAGAAATACATTAACTGCGACACTTTGCACAATGGCGAGTAAATCGCCATTGTGTTATTATACAATTTAATCAACAAAAGGAGTAAAATGCCAGAAAAACGACAAACATTAAATAGTGAAAAACGAAAAGTTATTGCTGATGTTTTTCAACAACACTTTGAAAATAATTCAAAGTATCAAACACAACATACTGACGCAATTAAAACTTACAATGATATGCGTTCTATTGCTAAAACAAAAATAGAACAACTTGTAAGGTTTCATCAACCTCAAGAAGATGTTGATACAGTTCGTTCTATGATGAATAAATATGGAGAGAGAAATGGTGGAGAGTTATACCATGATAATTGTTTCCATGTTCAAAATGAAACACCTCGTATGGACACCGACTATAATGGAAATCCAAAAGAAGTTTTAGATGATGTTCATATTAAATTTAAAGCTGATAAGGAATTTTTAATTTCTTATTATAGAGATGAGTTAAAATCAAAAGGTCTTGACCCAGATTTTAAGGTTAGACTTAATGATAATTATGAAAAAAGAAGTCCGAGTTATTATACTGCTGAAAGTAATATTGATAAATATTTAGGATATAATAACACTAATAATGATGTAAGTGGAAATCAAGGTATCAAGCATAGACAAGCATGGAAAGATGATTTTAAACTTTGGGTTATTGGTAGTTCTTATTGTCATAATCGTATGTTTCAAACTGATACTGAAAACTATGAGTGGTTTAAATCATTTGAAGTTGCAAAAGAAAATGTCATCATGGCACACAAAAAACTATTTGACCATGTAAATGGTAAAATGGATAAATTAAAACTAGGCTTGAAATCTTATAAATATTTTGACCAAGCAAAAGATTTAGCTGACAAATTAAAAGTAGCATTGAATGAAAGTGTATTAGACGCACACTCAACAATGGCACTTTCAATTTATAGTCCAACTAATCTAGCCGACCTTTTAACTGATGATGTTGAGCAAACTAGAGATGAGAAAATTGCAATCGCAAAAAAATTATTAGCTGAACAACAAGCTATAAATTAAACTGCGACAATCTGCACAATGGCGACAACCTCGCCATTGTGTTATAATACGACCATAACAAACAATAGGAGAAAGCAATGAAAGACAATCAAATAATACGAGTAGGTTGGTTTATGAAAAAATATCAAAAGTTTGATATTAGAGTTGGTAAGTTTGATAAAGAATCAAAAGAGTTTATTTCTAAGAATGGACAAAGATGTATTACATTTTTTGATTTATATAGAAATAGATACACAACTGCAGTTAACTATTTTTTAAGTGAGGTTAAATAATGGCTGAGATGAATGAACTACACTTTGAAACAATAGACAGAAATAAAGATATCAATATGCAACGCAACAAGATTAAATTCTTAGAAGATAGAATTGCAACACTTGAAAAAACTTTGGAAAGCCATGCTAAAATTTTGGCTAGATTTCAAATGACCGAGGGGGATAAATCATGAGTGAGTTTAATTGGTGTCATGGTCCAAAGTGTCACACCCACCATACACAAGATAGAATAAGAGGTGTCAAGGGTTCAAAGGTTTTAAGAACTAAAAAAGTTGCACAGACTAGTTGGAATGCAAATAATATGTATTCTCATTTTTGTAGTCAAGGTTGTTGGAATGACTTTGCTCAAGCAAATTGGAATGAGTTTATAAACTTACACCCAAGAAATGAGCCACTTGAAACTCCGATTGATGTAGTCAAGGAACAGACTACAGATTGGAGAGGTCAACCATATATACAAACTAAAATAATACCCTGCGACAATATTGACAATGGCTCTTAACGAGCCATTGTGTTATAATGCAAACATATTAACTAAAAAGGAGAAATAAAAATGACTACAGACAACACATTAGAAAGATTAGTAATTCAAGCAAAAAGATTAGCCCTTGTTGAACTAATGAATAAAGTTCAAGATGAGATCAATGAGTTAACAGAAAAAGAAGATTTATTGTTAACTAAAAATGAGGACAATATCCCATTTTAACTGCGACAATATTGACAATGGCGCCTAACGGCGCCATGTGATATTATACTTTTATTAACAATAAAGGAGAAATATGACAGAACAAAAAACACACAAAAGATCAAATAGATTTACAGGCGAATCTGTAATGCTAACTAGAGAAGAAGCTACTAAACATGACGCTATATTTTATTATGAATATAGCGCAACCCTAGAAGATAAAAAATTAGGTTGGGGTGGTTCTAAACTTTGGGACAAAGTCAGAGAAAATATTAATTGGTTTAGAAAAAATAATGCAGAAGCTTACATGGTGTTATTAGACTAACTGCGACAATATTGACAATGGCGCCTAACGGCGCCATGTGTTATTATTCCACATTAACTAAAAAGGAGAAATATGAAAAAAGATAATTCAAACCCAAAAGATGAATTCACACACTGCAGATGTTGTGGCGAATACATCAAAGGCGATAGCAGATCATCAAGCGATAAAAGATATTGTAATGATTGTGCTTAGATAACAGAACACATCTCCAATGTGGTTATATGTCACATGCGGCAAAGTGTCGCATGCGACAAAATGTCGCAGGCGCCTGCGGCGCCGGAACTGTAACGTCGGCCTTCGGCCTCCGGCTCACTCGCTTCGCTCGCTCGCATTTTTGATAGAGGTACCAAGCCTGTTTATATATTTGAACTTTCTTGCTTATTAAGTTATACCCCTACTTAAAAAGGGATCCTAATAGTTTGATAATATATAAGCTTTTAGATATTTATAGCTAGAAATTACTTTTAGGTTCTAAAAACACATATGAAAAAATTTTTTAGAAAATTTTTTGGAATGCATTTATGGATATAGATAAGTTAAAAAAGTTTGAGAAATTACCACCTGAGGTAAAAAGACAATTAGCCATTTATATGGCTAAATGGAAAGATAAGAAAAAAGAATCTGAAATTAAAAATGACTTCATGGCTTTTGTTAAACACGTATGGCCAGATTTTATTGAAGGATCACATCACAAACAAGTAGCTAAAAAATTTAATGACATTGCTACAGGTAAAACTAAACGTGTTATAATTAATATGGCACCTAGACATACTAAGTCTGAGTTTGCATCTTATTTGTTACCCGCCTGGATGGTAGGTCGTAATCCTAAATTAAAAATTATTCAATCAACTAACACAACTGAATTATCTGTAAGGTTTGGACGTAAAGCTAAATCATTAATGGACTCTCCAGAATACAAAGAAGTTTTTGAAACTAGATTAAAT